TGTTACAAGAACCAGTAAAGGTTTAGAGCCTTTAGGTTCTGATAAGAAAGTTTGGACTATTGAAGAAATCTCCCGCCTCAAACCGTGGGAATATGAAAAACTAGAGAAAGAGATTGACGCTGCTGCCCGTGATGGTCGTATCGTTGACTCGATTTAACATTTAACCAAAAATCAAAGGAGAAGCAAAATGGCTTTTACTCGCGCTGGTGGGTATCAGAATTTACCGTCTGGTAATTTTGTACCTACAATTTACAGCCAAAAAGTTCTCAAGTTTTTCCGACGCGCATCGGTAGCTGAAGCAATCACCAATACCGACTATGCTGGTGAAATTGAGAATTTTGGCGATACCGTGAACATTATCAAAGAACCGTCCATCACGGTCCGTTCTTATGCTAGAGGTTCGACGGTAAATACGGAAGACTTGTCTGATGACCAGATTCAACTGGTTGTCGATCAGGGCAACTACTTTGCCTTTAAGGTCGATGACATTGAAGAGCGTCACAGTCATCTTAACTTTGAATCGCTTTCCACTTCATCGGGTGCTTACTCGCTGAAGAAAGCGTTCGACTATAATGTTCTCAAGAACATTTACGACAATGCCGCTGCTTCCAGTGGTACTCTTGCAACGCAAGGCACTTCCGCCAACACTGGTGATGAAGTTGCTAATCTTGTTGCACAGGCTGCTCGTAATCTTGACGAAAACGACGTTCCTGAAGAAAATCGTTGGCTTGTGGCACCGCCGCAGTTCTACGAAGTTCTTAGAGGCGCTTCGTCTAAGGTTATGGACATGTCGGTCACGGGCGGCGGTTCCTCGCCTCTCTTGAACGGCAAGGTAACCGCCCAACAGTTGCATGGTTTCGACCTGTATCAGTCCAACGCTATTGCAGTTGGTTCTACGGGTTCTGCGGCTTCGCACACGTTTGGTTCGTCTTCAACTTCCGGTCAGACGCTTATTCTGTACGGGCATAAAAGTTCCGTTGTTACGGCTTCGCACATTGCCAAGACAGAAGTGATTCGTGACCCCGACAGCTTTGCTGACATTGTTAGAGGTCTTCACGTTTTCGGACGTAAAGTTCTCAAGGGCAGTGGCACGGGCTTCAAGGGCGCGTTCAAGGGTCTGATGGACCTAGACAGTTAAGAGAGGAGTACTAGAAAATGGCTACTTATACTATTACAGGTGGTGGCAGCACTGGTATTACCTCAAATGCCGTTGATGTCAAACTACTTAGCGTGGTCGTAGATTTTAGCTCTACGACTAACGTTGCAAACGATGTGTTTGAGTGCATCGAACTTCCCGCTAACACGTATGTTGTTACTGCTGGTCTTGAAGTTATGACCGCTGATTCCGCTGGCAACAGTGGCACGGTTTCGCTTGGAGATGGCGATGATGTGGATCGTTACGTTACCGCTCAGACTATCGCTAACACCAACCTTGTTCCTATTCGCGCCCAAGCTGGTGCAGGGTCGCAAGGCACTACTTCTATCGGTTACGGTAATTATACCTCTGCCGACACTATTGACGTTGTTGTTGCTACGGGAGCCATTAACGCGGTTGTGCGTGTTTGGGCTATCGTTGCCGACTATGACGGTTTAGGTGATAACGAATCTCAGAAGGTTACGTTTGCCTAAGTTATATGTTGTTGTGGGGGAGATTAATTTCTCCCTCACACTTCATTCCTTTTTATTTTTTTAAAACAGCATGGATAAAAAATGGCTACATTTCTATCACTAACGAATAGAATACTTAACGAGCTAAACGAACCTGAACTTACAGCAAGTAATTTTACGAGTTCTAGAGGTATTCAGACTATCGCAAAGAACATGGTTAATAAAAGTGTTCACGATATCTACAATTCTGAAGTAGAGTGGCCTTTTATTCATAGCGATCAAACTGATTCTCTTACTGCTGGAACACAAGAATATAGCTTTCCTTCTGATGCTAGAAAAGTTAAGATGGGTACGTTTATTCTTATTCCAACTAATCTTATTACAAATGGCACGTTTGACTCTAACATTAATTCTTGGTCTACAACATCTGGCAGTCCTTCTCATTCATCGGGTGTTATGAGACTTAACTCCGCTGGTGCAGAACAGTCATTCAGTACTGTAGTAAATAAACAATATGTTTTAAGATGTCGTACATTTGGAGGCGATATTACTTTGAACATAGGAACAGGTTCTGGAGGAACTCAAATAGACACACAAACATTAAGTGTTGACAACTTAGGTGATGGGCAGTATCATGCTATTAAGTTTGCTGCTACAACAACTACAACATATGTAGGTTTTGTTAACTCTGCATCTGCTAACTACGAAGTAGACAATGTTGAAGTATCTGAAGATACGCCGCCAAGACAATTAAAATTTATATCGTATGAAGAGTGGTACGATAAATTTTCAGCTAGGGATTTAGACCCTACTCAAAAAGAACAATTTGGTACTCCTGAGTATGTGTACGAAACATTTGACGATAAATACGGTCTTACCCCTGTTCCAGACAGAAGCACTTTAAGCGTAAGATACGAATATTATAAAACTCACACTGATTTAGATGCACACGGCGATACTCCTGATCTTCCTTCACGATACGACGATGTAATTGTAAACAGAGGAAAGTACTACGTTCACATTGTAAGGGCTAATATGCCCGCAGCCCAATTATCTGAAAAAGATTATAAAGAAGGTTTATCCAGAATGAGGGTTGAACTTATTAATAAAAGAAATTATATATTTGCGTCAGGATTGCATATTTAATGACACAGCAAATTACTTCCAGTATTGTTACAGTTAGCGGTGGACTTATTCTTGATCAAGACGTTTACTCAATGCCGCCGGGAGCGGCTTCAATTTTAAATAATTTTGAACCGTCAATTCTTGGCGGGTATAGAAGACTTAGCGGAACTTCAAAATATTCTTCTTCTCAAGTAAACGGAAGCAACACTGTTCAAGGTGTGTTTGTGTATAATGATCAAGTATTTGCTATCTCAAACGGTACGTTAGCTCGTAGCGCAGGAAGTTCTTGGACAAATCTTGAAACAGGTCTTAATGCAAGCGGAAGGTATATGGGAGAAAGATTCAACTACGAAAATACGGAAAAACTTATTCTTGTAAATGGAGCAGATAATCCTCGCGTTATTTCTGGAAATACTGTTTCTACAATTACTGCAAGTGGTGTTCCTACAGATGCTCAACATATAGCTTCTTTTAGAAGTCATATGTTTTATGCAGGAATGTCCTCAAATCCGCAAGAAATAGTTTTTTCTGCACCGTTTAATGAAGATGATTTTGACGCATCGAATGGTGCTGGTTCTATTAAAGTTGATGATAATATAACAGGATTAAAAGTTTTTCGTGATAACCTTTTCATCTTTTGCCAAGATAGAATATTTAAGCTTACAGGAAGTGGATTAGCTTCTTTTGCTGTAGAAAATGTTTCTAGACGTATTGGCTGCTTAGATGGATTTAGCATACAGGAGATAGGAGGTGATCTAGCATTTCTCGGTCCTGATGGTATTCGCACAGTGCAAGGTACTGCTAGGATTGGCGATATTGAATTAGGTTCTATTTCTAAACCTATTCAAAAAAGATTTGAAGATATCATATTAGACAGAATTAGTTCTGTTGTTATAAGAGAAAAAAGCCAATATCGTTTATTTACTCCTGCAACAGGTATCACTGAAACAGCAGCAAAGGGTATTATAGGCGTTATTAAAGCAAATCCTCAAGGCGGTATAGGCTGGGAATGGGCAGATTTAAAAGGAGTCAAACCTTCTTGTTGTGATTCTTATTATATAAGTAACAGCGAAATAGTTGTGCATGGCGGATATGATGGCTATGTATATCAACAAGAAAGCGGTAACACTTTTGCAGGAACTAATATACGAGCAGCTTATCGTTCTCCTGATCTTACATTAGGTGACGCGGGTATTCGTAAAAACATGCAAAGAATAAATGTTAACTACGATTCAGAAGGTGAAGTAGACCTTAAACTAAGTGTTAAATTTGATTTTGAGAATGCTGATATTCCGCAACCAGCACACTACAGTCTTACTACTCAAGTTTCACACGCTTTGTATGGAACTGCAACGTATGGTTCAGTAGCTTACGGATCAGAAGGTTTTCCAATCGTTAGACAACCTATAGAAGGAAGTGGATTTACAGCAGTTGTTAAAATTGATGATACATCAAGCAATCCACCTATTACGTTAAAAGGATTTCAATTAGAATTTACACCGGGAACAAGGATGTAGAAAAATGGGTACAGCTTATTCAGCTAGACAAAGTAGTTACACACAAGGCGATACTATTAATGCTGATGATTCAAATGATGAATTTGATGCTATTTTAGCAGCGTTTGGAACAAGCGGACACTCACATGACGGTACTGCCGGTGAAGGTGGAGCAATTGCTAAACTTTTAAGTAATACTCTTACATTTGGTGCTGCCACGTCTGGAACAGATATTACCATTACGTTTGATGGTGAATCAAATGATGGTGTTCTTGCTTGGATGGAAGATGAAGACTACTTTAAATTCTCCGACGATATTCTCATTAATTCCACAGAAAAGATTATGTTTGGAGATAGTACTTCGTTTATTCATCAAAGTTCAGATGGTGTTCTTACTATTGATGGTGAAGCTACTATTGATCTTAACGCATCTACAGCAGTTCTTGTAAGTAACGATCTAAAACTTAACAGCGATGCTGCTGTATTAGGTTTTGGTGCAGATAATGATGTAACACTAACTCACGTTGCTGATACTGGATTACTGTTAAACAGCACAATGGCTATTCAGTTTAACGATGCTTCTCAATATATCAACGCTCCTTCTGCTACTGTTCTGGATATAAACGCTACAGATGAAGTTGAAGTAAATGCTACTTTAATGGATGTAAACGCTAACCTTGATGTAAGCGGTACTTCTACATTTGCTTCTGATGTAACTTTTACAGGTGCTTCTTACAATGCAGTTTGGGATAATTCTGATAATGCTCTAGAATTTGCTGATAGTGCAAGATTAGTTTTTGGTACTGGTTCAGATTTAACAATTTACCATGATGGATCAAACAGCTACATTACTGAATCGGGAGATGAAACAGGTTCGTTTTACATAAAGGGAACAAACCTATTTCTTCTTGATGCTGCTGGTGAATACAAAGTAGGTGCGGTATCAGGTGGCGCAGTAACATTGTACCACGATAATAGTGCAGCAAAACTTGCAACAACTTCTACTGGTGTTAATGTAACTGGAGATGTTGTTGCAACAGATGATTTATATTTGGATAGTGATGCAGCAGTAATTCATTTAGGTGATGATGGTGACGTTACTCTAACACACGTTGCTGATACTGGTCTATTACTCAACAGTACAAGACAACTACAATTTGGTGATTCAGGAACGTACATTCATCAAAGTGCTGATGGTGTTCTAGATTTAGTATCTGATACAG